TAATGGCCCCTAAACGTGCAACCAACCCTGGCAAAACTGCAAGGTATTACGCGAAGAGCCCTGCAGCCAGGGCCAAGAAAAACGCAGCGCAGCGTAAGCGCAATAAAACCTCCGCCAATAAAAAGTATCGGGCAGAGCTGAATGCAGCTCGCCGTAAGGACGATAACTACGGCAAAGGTGGAGCTGACTACAGCCATACAAGGTCCGGAAGACTTGTGCGCGAGAGCGCCAAAAAGAACCGGGCACGCAACGGATCGGGCGGTAAATCGACCAAAAAGTAAACCCTAATTAAATGAGCCACCGATGGATACGCCCCGAAGCCTCATGCACGAACTCCTCACCTTTCGCGCTTCTGACGCGAAAAGAATGTGGAGGGAAAACATCTTTAATCGGGACGGAAATGCCTGCACCTATTGCGGCTCTACAGATAACCTAACTATCGACCATATACACCCCAGGTCTAGGGGTGGTGATAGATGGTCCGCTTCCAACTGCACGACGGCATGTCGTTCCTGTAATCAACTTAAGGGATCCATGCGGGTGGAAGATTTCATCGTTTTAAAAACTGCTTAATTATTATGTCTGCTACTACTCATACCGTTGTGGTGCGACCCTCTTCTGTCTTCTCTACTGAGAAGAAGAAAGGTGGAGCCGCTCTTCTAACCTCTGCTGCTGTGACCGCCCTTGCAGGCGTCAGCACCGCTACAACCGTCTCTGCAGTTCTCGACATCCTTTCTGAGGTTGTTGAAGCTGACTGTGTTGTAACTACCAACTCTATTGGTCGTGCAACTTCTGTTGACAACACCTGATAAATGGCCTCCAAGAAAAAGGGGGCTATGAAAGGGTGCGGAGTCAAAAATGGATGTAAGTCCAAAAAAGGCGGCCTGACTGCAAAAGGCCGTGCCCGTATAAATGCTAAGACCGGTTCAAAACTTAAGGCCCCTGTAACCGGTAAACCTAAAGCTGGCTCTAAAGATGCTGCCCGTAAGAAATCATTCTGTGCTCGCTCCCGTGGATGGACGGGTGAGCGCGGAAAGGCAGCACGTAAACGCTGGAAATGTTAATCCCTAACACCTATTGAATAATGTCCAAGACCAACGAAGTAGCACGAGTTAAAGCTTCTACTAACCCTTTCAAAGGTGATAAAACTCTAGCTGCTATGAAGCGGCGCTGGAGCAAAATGACCCCTGCTCAACGTAAGGCAAACGTTGAAACATTCCGAACAGCTGCTAAAGGAAAGCCTAAAGGTAGTGCTCCTAAACCAGCAGCAACTAAGCCCGTTAAAAAGGCTCCTGTTGCAAAAACTCAGGCTGCCACTAAGCCTGCTAAGAAGGAAGAAACGCCTCCTGTTGTTAAAACGACACCCGCTACAACAACGAGATCTGGGCAAGGACCTCGCGCTGGCGTGCGTGCCCGTGCTAATCGCAAGGTTACTGAAGCACCAGCTAAACCTAGGAGACGGGTGACAGCTGCAGAGCGCCAGAGACAGCGTAGAAGCTCTACTACTGCACAAAGTCGTCGTACGGCTGCACGCGAACGTGGTTTAGCTAACAACCGTCGTGCGGCGGAACGAGCTGCACGGGAAAGAGCTAGTAAAAACTCAGTCTTTAGAAGTAGCTATCGACGTGCCGATGATGCACGTAAGAAGAAATGAAACCTAAACCTAACAAGCCTAAGAAGATGAATATCTTCACCCAGGTTCAGCAAACTAGGCAAAAGCAGAACGCTGCTTATACAAAACTTCTGAAGAGAAAGTAATGAGCCTTTACGCCAACATTAACAAGCGGAGGAAGGCTGGTACTTCACGCTCAAAGAAGAAGTCCACGATCTCTCCTGCTTCCTATAGGAATATGCAGGGTGGGTTCAAGAAGTCTCCAAAGAAGAAGAAGTAATGCTACCGCCGATTAACTATCGGCTGAATGACTTCAAGATGATCGCGGGGTGGATTGACAAGCTCAAGCTGCCCCCGATTATTCGATGGTTTATTAAATCTTGGTTGTTCGGCTTAGAGACGTATTACATCGACCACAAGGTGCGTAAAACTGTCGATGATGCCATCGCACCTGTAGCACCTCCTGAGCCCCTTATAGAGCCTCCTACATATCACTCAGAGCCTTCTGAAGTTGAAGGGCTGCCGATCCTCGAATACAAATATGGATTTACAAGAACTAGAGACCAAGATGAAGGAAGACTTCAGAGTCTTTCTGACACTGGTGTGGAGAGAACTAGATCTCCCAAAGCCCACAAGGGCACAACTAGCAATAGCTGAATACTTGCAATATGGACCCAAACGATTACAGATTAGTGCATTTCGAGGTGTTGGTAAGTCTTGGATTAGTGCTGCATTTGTGCTTTGGATTTTATTTAATGATCCAGATCGCAAGGTCATGGTCATCTCAGCCTCCAAGGAACGAGCCGATAACTTCTCAATCTTCTGTCAGAAACTTATCCTAGATATTGAGTGGTTAGGACATCTAGGACCTAAAGACAGCGACCAACGTTGGAGTCGTATCTCTTTTGATGTTGGCCCCGCTAAACCTCATCAAGCCCCGTCCGTCAAGAGCGTTGGAATCCAAGGTCAGATGACCGGGAGCCGCGCAGATCTGATGATCTTTGATGACGTTGAAGTACCTTCCAACTCAGCTACAGACATGCAACGGGAAAAGTTGCTTCAGCTAGTTACCGAATCAGAATCTATTTTAACACCTCAAGATGATAGCCGAATACTCTTTCTCGGGACACCGCAGTCGACATTCACAGTCTATAGAAAGTTGGCCGAGCGTTCGTACAGGCCATTTGTCTGGCCAGCTAGATACCCGAAAGATCTCGGAAAGTATGAAGGATTACTCGCACCACAGTTGGTCGAGGATATTGAGAGAGGACAGGATCCCGGCACACCTACAGATACGAGGTTTAGTGACCTGGACTTGATGGAAAGGGAGGCGGCTATGGGCCGCTCGAACTTCATGCTGCAGTTCATGCTGGATACCAGCTTGTCTGACTCTGAGAAGTTTCCACTTAAGTTCCAAGATCTAATCGTTACCCCTTTAGGTAATGAATGTGCTGAGGCTTATGCATGGTCTGCTGATCCTCGATATATGCATAAAGAGTTAAACCCCGTAGGACTGCCCGGAGACCGCTTCTACGGGCCAATGTTTATTGATGAGGGAATCGTACCCTTCGCAGAAACAATCGTCTCTGTAGACCCTTCTGGACGTGGTACAGATGAAACAACTGCTGTGGTTATCTCACAAGCTAATGGTTATCTCTTTGTTAGGGATATGCTTGCTTTCCGTGATGGGTACTCTGATAGCACCCTCAGTAGTATTGTACGGCTTGGCAAAAGATATAGGGCAACTCGTCTTCTCATCGAAAGTAACTTCGGAGACGGAATGATTTGCGAACTATTTAAACGCCATACATCACAAATGGGTGCTGGTATGGATATTGAAGAAGTTCGTGCCTCTTCCCGTAAAGAAGAGCGGATCATTGAAACCCTTGAACCTGTCATGAACCAGCACAAGCTGATCATTGACCCCAAGGTCTGGGAGTACGACTACACCTCCAACCCTGACGCTGCTCCTGAAAAACGACTGGAGTACATGCTCGGATATCAGATGTCTCGTATGTGTCGTGACAGAGGTGCTGTCAAACACGATGACCGCGTCGATGCACTAGCCCAAGGCGTCCAATACTTCGTTGATGCTGTCGCTCAGAGCGCCTTCAAAGCACAAGCAATGAGGAAACACGAAGAGTGGAAAGCAATGACACAAGCCTTTGAAGATCACCCCCACTTAGCCACAGATGCATTGGTCCTTGGCCAGTCCTTTAAACACCTGAAGAACACTGGTAGTACTAAGGTTTGGGGTTGGTAAGGTTTTGGTGTCGCCCGTTTACAAGAGAAGTGGTGCTCTCTTGTGTGGATTTGCGGTGATTGGCCTCCGATTGACAGGGGGCCTTTCCTTCTACCACCACATACATACCGTACAAATTGACTGGACTGTGAGTTAACAACACAGTGCTTGAGAGGCTTTCTAGGCGGCCTCTAAGTAACACAAATGCACTAGGCCTAGGCGTAGATTTGAGAGCGACAGCGATCACATCACAGCCTCAAGACGAAGTCATTCGGATTGGGAGATTTATCTCACAACATCCGACCTGAGTCTTCTATACAGTAATACCACTACTATGCGCATAGTAAACCTAGTCTCTATTACACCAAAAGCAGAAGAGCTTATTGCTTATTGTGCTAGGGTTTCTAACCCCTCTAATCAGTTAAATACTGAGAGTGAGAGACTACTTAAATACCTAATTAAACATAAGCACTGGAGCCCCTTTGAGATGGCTCATATGGTGCTAGAGATTAATACTACTAGAGCTATTGCTGCTCAGATACTTAGACATCGTAGCTTCTCCTTTCAGGAGTTTAGTCAACGTTATGCCGATGTATCTATGATGGCTTTTGCTACTCCACCTGAACTTCGTCGACAAGACACTAAGAACAGGCAGAACAGTATTAATGATTTAGATCCTGATCTTACCCGTCTAAGACAACAACAGATAGAGAGGCTTTATATGAACTCTGAAACTCTCTATAACCAACTTCTGGAGGATGGAGTTGCGAAAGAATGCGCTAGAGAGATTCTCCCTCTAGGTACTCCTTCAAGGCTCTATATGTCTGGGACTATTAGATCCTGGTTGCATTACATCGATCTGAGATCCGCTAATGGGACTCAGAAAGAACATCGTGATGTTGCTTTGGCTTGTGCGGAAGTTCTTCGTAAACAACTACCTAACATTTACTCAGCCTGTTTTGACATTCCCAACCCCTGAGCACCGTGAGAGGCTCCTAGCTGCTCTCAGGGCAGCTCGTAAAGCTAAGAACCCCTATCTGGTTAAGAGTATTAATGCAGCCCTTGAGGGGCGTGATTACAACCCAATCTCAGACCTACCGAGTATTCACCCCGAAATGGATGAATTCTGGCGTTGAAAAAAAGGAAAGCCATCCCATCTCCGCCACCTCGCTCTTCGAGCTCCGGTGTCCTCGATGGGGAACACACAAGTCCCACAACGAGCTGATTTAGCCATCCCATACTTTGCTGGGACTTTGATAATTACTCCGCAGACTTTGCAGGGGATTTCCATGGTTTGTACCTCCTCGAGTATTTAATCATAAATTTCTGAAGGGATACCTACTAGCGCAAAGCTGGCGCTTCCCCCGCATACCCCCCGGCTGTTGAGAATCAGGCCCCCCTATTGAGAATTGAGGGGTGGTGGGGTAGGTCCAGTATCGACCAGGGAGGCCAGGCCCCAGTCATAGCAGGGGGTCTCATTAGTTTGAGTATCTAACGCACACCCAACATGCGCAGGCAGGCAGGTGGGCGCACGCGAGGCATCAGCCCGGCTTGATTTCCTGCTCCTCTCCCCATCTGTTTCAACTCACAATCACAAACATGAGGCCACCATGCTGAACGACAAGGAAAAGCTGTATCACGCCCACATCACCAGATCGCTGGCTGAGATGTACCACCACATGGAATCCATGCTGAAGGCCATCCCCGACGACATTGATGAGAAGGACCTAACAGAAGATCAGCTCGAAGTGATCAGCCGAGTTGAAGCAATCGAACAGGAGTGGATCATCGACGAGACCACACGGGCCGAGATCTCCCTGTTGGATTGGATCGAAGACGATAAGTAAAAGTACTCTGCAGGTGCAGTGATTTTAGATACATAGTTGTGTTTATGTATCGACTGGTACATGACAACGATTTTCGGCAAACCTAATTTCGTTTGGTCAAGTGAAATCTCCCTTTGTACTCAGTCCACACGGCCGACTCAACGACCCACTTCGACACGTTC